CGGTATAACCCCATAATAAACAACCCAATTGATAAACAAAAACAAATATGGTATATTGTGGCGGAAATCAGCGTAAAAGGATGGTGGTGTTGCCTGGTAGCTCAGAGAGTTCGATTCTCTACCATCCGTTCGGGATGCGTACCACAAGTGGCGATTAAGGGTACCCGCTGATTTACAGCCAAGTGGCCGCAGATGCGGTGCATATAATAGGCGATTAAGGAAACCCCATGACTAAAGAGTCATCCAAACCCCCCAAACAAAAGGCTAAACCTGCAAAGGGGAAAGCAGCCGTAAAACCTCCCAAAAGAGCCCGCCCAGGTCAGCCCGCTAAATTCACCGATACTCAAGTAATGCAAGACAATATAGATAGTTATTTCACCGAATGCGATACAAGCACACCACCAAGGCCATACACAATAGCAGGATTAGCGTATCATCTTGATATGACTACTCATTCTCTCAGAAATTACACAAACAAAGAACAATTCTTTACGATCATAAACAAGGCACGCTTGAAAGTAGAGAGAAGTTTTGAAGAAAGGCTGTCATCAGGCAAATCAATAGGCTCGATATTCTGGCTGAAGAATCATGCAGGATACAAAGATAAGAGTGAAGTTGAACAGTCAGGGCAAATTATACACAAAGTAATACGTGAGATTGTGAAACCTCAGTGACCATCCTTAATATCAAAACCGCAGAAGTATTCCTACCACTACTAGAACCATCTAGATACAAGGGTGCATGGGGTGGCCGCGGTTCTGGCAAGTCCCATTTCTTTGCAGAGAAGATGATAGAAGATTGCCTTGCCGAACCCGGTGAATCAGGGGAGGGAATGAGAGCCGTATGCATAAGGGAAGTGCAAAAGGACTTGGCACAATCGTCTAAACTCCTGATTGAGTCAAAACTTAAAGCGTTTGGCATTGGCGAGACAGATGGCTTCAAAGTCTATCGTGATTTAATAGCTACCCCTCAAGATGGAATAATGATTTTCAAGGGTATGAACGACTTCAATGCTGACTCTATCAAGTCACTAGAAGGATTTAAGCGCGCATGGTGGGAAGAGGCGCAGACAGCCACGGCACATTCCCTCAACTTGTTACGCCCTACGATCAGGACAGATTCCGAAAGCAGCATATCCGAACTATGGTTTAGCTGGAACCCCCGCCGAAAGACAGACCCGATAGAAACATTACTCAGAGGCGATAACTTGCCCACAGGAGCAAGAGTGCTCCGCGCTGGGTGGGAAGATAACCCTTGGTTTCCTAAGTCTCTTGAACAAGAACGTCAAGATTGCAAACGCACTCAACCAGATCAGTACGGAAATATATGGGATGGAGAGTATGTATCAATCATTGACGGTGCTTATTATGCCAAGTCACTACTAAAGGCCAAGGAAGAAGGAAGAATAGGCAGAGTAGGTGCAGACCCTCTCCTCACGATTAGGATATTCTGTGATATCGGTGGTACAGGCGCAAGGGCGGACTCTTTCAGTATGTGGGCGGCTCAGTTTGTAGGTAAAGAGATAAGGGTGCTTGATTACTATGAGGCTGTTGGTCAAGACTTTGCAACTCACGTTGCATGGCTACGTAGCAGAGGATATACGAAAGATCGCGCTCAGATATGGTTACCTCATGACGGAGATACACAGGATAAAGTACACGATGTTTCATACGCCAGTTCATTCAAAGGCATAGGCTACAGCACAACAGTTATACCAAATCAGGGCAAAGGCGCGGCAAAGGCGAGGATAGAAGAAGGGCGAAGGTTGTTCCCTCAAATGTGGTTCAACTCCCCCGAAGGCGCAGACCCAGAAGTAACACCAACATGTGAGGCTGGACTTTCTGCAATAGGGTGGTATCACGAGAAGAAAGACGAAGTCAGGAATATAGGTCTTGGCCCAGATCATGACTGGTCATCACATGGCGCGGATGCTTTCGGATTGATGTGTGTAGCTTATGAACCACCTTCCACCGGTGGCCGCCGCGCAGATTTCAGCAAAGTGTACCGTCGATAAATAAATATTGACACATCTACTCAGTGAGTATATTTTATACACATTAATAGACCGGTGATCGCAGACGCGAGGTAGTATGGAATTAACTGCACAAACAGATATAGTCCAACGCTTCCGCTCGTGGTTTGAGGGTGGCACAGGCACACAGGGCCAGTCTGTTAAGAACGTGATTGAAGATAACCGCCGACGCTATCGTATGCTGCTCATGGATTACAACGAGCGGATAGAGCGCGGTCTTTCTGCTCTCCCCTCCACCAAATCCACCTCAACAGTTGACAACGCAGTAATAGACGCAATCCAAGAATACTACGAAACCGATGCAATCACCTTCACCGCGCAGGACTCCGGCTCATCCAACAAAGACCACCTTGCCAAATGGCTTACAGAGATATTCCGCTACCGATGCAACAACACATTTCCTTTTTGGACGTGGATGATTCAGTCTATGAAGTCGGGCTTTGTCGATGGCATGGAGTGCGCGTTCGTTAGGTGGCGCAAAGAGTCCTATGAGTATGAGGAAGTAAAGTATCTCAACCTTGCAACAGGGCAGGAGATAGACAAAGAAACTTACAAGCAGGGCATTGAAGCCGGTGACATAGTAATTGACGGCATGACCATTGCCGCTTCTGATATCTACCATAAGCAGGTTGAGAAGAAAGAACGCATAGTCAAAGACACTTGGCAGATCGACCAACTCAAGCCTGGCGAAAACATCCTATGGGACTTTAAGAACCCTGTGCTTGATCTTAACGAAGGTTCATGGTGCGTGGTTATATCATACGTCACCAAAGAAGAAATCATATCCAACAGCAAGCAAGGCATCTTCAAGAAGGGCATCAAAGAGGCTGACCTTGAACCATTCCTCCGCTATCAATCAAATCAACTCCGCCAAGTAGACTACACCGATTGGACATCACTTGCCACTGACCCTTCTACTGTTGACATGGGAGATCATAACCGTGTGGAACTCTGGACGGTGTTTGAGCGTGTAGATAACTGCTGGAAAGTGGACTTTTCTCTCCGTGGTGAATTCGAACTTACAACCAAATCCCAGACTGTAAACGATGTGTTTTTCGGTGGCAGGCCGTTTGACCGTCTTCCGGTGGTAATGGGTGCATCCGACATAGAGCTATGGGAAGCATTAGGCAGAGGCATACCCAAGCTAATTAGTCCCCTTGAAGACGAGATGACCGACCACCGGAATAACATCAACGATATGGCAAAAGAGGCGGCACAGGGCAAGTATCGCCTTGACCCTGACTCTGATGTTGATATTGACTCACTCCTGAACGACAAAGTATTTTACGCTAAACCGAACGAAGTTGAGAAACTTGATAGAGCCTCCGAAATGGCAGTTGTAATGCGCGCCGCTGACTCTATTGTCGAGGATATTAACGATGTTGCAGGCGCAGGTATGCAGTCTAAGTTCCTTGTGCCAAAAGGCAACGGCGGGAACACTTTGGGCGCCGCGCAGCTTGCACTCGGCAATACCGACAAGAAGTTATCGACTCGCCTGTTAGTTCGTAATGTGACATTCATGCGGCCACTTCTCAGAATCATCGTAGAAATGGAATTTGCATTCGAAACTGACGAACTGCTTGGACGGATAGCTGGCAAACAAGCAAAAATCCCACCTGAACAAATGCAGCAACTCACTACTATCAACCAGGGCAAGCCGATGATTGACTTCTCGCAGCTTGACTTTGATGTGGATGTACAGATCAACGCCGGTCTTGGCTCAGTTCCCAAACAGCAGAAAGCTCAGAAGACGTTACAGTGGTCGGAATGGGCGATTGGCCACAAACTCCCCGTTGATATCAATGAGGTGTCCAATACTATCAAGGTGCTCAACGGATTCAGCGAAGACCAGTTCATGTTGAAGACACCTCCACAGCCTCCGCCTCCGCCTCCGGTTGATTACTCATGTACTGTGAACATTGACCTTGACCAGCTACTTCAGACAAGCCCAGAAGCCGGACAGTTCCTTCTCAAGCTAATGATGGAAGGTCATATGGACGTGTCGGCAAAGATCAAGGAAAGCGCAGAGGCCAAACAGCGCAAAAAGAACATAGCAGAACTCGGCAAGATGGGTAACATTTCACAACCACAAGCCGCAAACCAGCATCAAGGTGATATTCAGTGAGCATCTATCAAGACGTAAGCGCAACGCTCGAAAGCCAGGGCGCAAAGCTGATACTATCCGAACTCAAGCGCCGCCACCGCAAGGCATATGCCGAATACCGCAAGTGTTCAAATATTGAACAGCTTTATTATCTACAGGCATTACAGAAGGTGATCGACACGGCGATACCGGAGATACTTGCCGACCTGATGAACCGGCACGTCGATAGTAAGACTCCAAAGAACTCCCCTGAATGGTGGAGATTTGATAAATGGTTCACCACTAAGAGCAAAGGAGAATAACTATGTTGCCTAAAAAGATGATTAAAGACTTCGCAAAGCCTATGCCAAAAGCACCGAAAGGAAAACCGACAATGAAAGGCGTTTCGACTTCAAAGAAGCCGAAGAAGTAATATGCCTAGCGTGGATGCTATCATGTATTCGGGCATTTCAGGCTTGATTATTTTGATGCTTGCTGTAATCGGCTGGTTGATACGCACTGGCTTTGATGGTCTTCGCAGAGAGTTAAAAGCGATATGGGATAAGCTGGAAGGGCATCAGAAAGAGACGGCTGAAGTTAAAGTAAGTATGGCTGAAATGCGTACTCGGTGCGAAGAGCGCCATACGACAAGAGAGAATACCGGCAGAAGATTTGATGATTAAACTCGGCAGCCTGTAACGTGAGCAGGCAGAATGGAGCATAACAGTGGATGAAGAATACGTAGAAGAATCTACCGAAGAAACCGAAGGCGCGGACGATAGCGCGGAAGCTGAGGAGTCGGAAACTCAGGGCGGCGAGGTAGAGTACCAGTTGGACGAATACGGTGAGCAGTTGCTTGACGATGACGGTAATCCTATCCCCGTTGAGCAGGTCGAGGGTGACGAAGAAGAAACAGAGAAAGGGAAGACCGACCACAAGAAAAACGCCGCCGATAGAATCCAACAGCTTGCTAACGAAAAGCGTGAACTTGCAGACCGTTTGAGTAAGTTAGAAGCACAGTTTAACCAGCAGCAATCGGAAAAGCCTGATTATGTTGAACCGGACATGGATGCAGTCAACGCATGGTTTGAGAAAACAAGTGACCAGATAGAAAACCTGAAACTTGAAGGTAATCACCTGGCCGCTAAGAAGATCGAACTTGCACAGGCTAACCTTATAGCCCAGTTGGAAGAAAACGAAGCAAAGAAACAGGCACATATTGAGCGTACCGGCAAAGCGAAGGCAACCACATCAGCAGAAACAGCAAAGCTAGATAAACTTGACCAAGCGGTTATCTTCTATCGTGAACACATGAAGATTGAACCAGCAGTATGGGATAAGATGGGTAACTGGTTTGCTGGTAAACTTCAGTCAGATGTTTTGCTCCGGCGTGAATATCAGGAAATGGTGGATACTCAAGCCCCTACGGCAGTTGTGAAGTGGGCGCACGATTACACACTTAAGAACATGGGAATCAAAGAAAAAGCGGCTATTGACGCTAAAAACAAAAACAAACAGACCGCATCCGGTGCGGCTCCTAAAACGGGCAGCGGTAAAATATCCACGGTGGATCTTTCTAAGGCTCTTGAAAAGGCTAAAGAAGCAGGTACACCTGAAGCATGGGTAGAATACCAAGCCGCAAAGAGAGCAGCACAGCGGTAAAGGAGCAACCAATGTCAGCACCTACAGGAACTTTTGCAACAGCTTCGGCAATCGGGGTACGTGAAGACCTCGCCGATATGATCTACAACATTGCCCCGGTTGATACTATGTTCTCATCGAAAATCGGCGCAGTAACCGCAGGACAGACAAAGCATGAATGGCAGACGGACACGCTACCTGCTGCCGGTAGCAATGCACAGCTTGAGGGCGATACCACCGCAGCGGCATCAATCGTTCCGACTGTCCGACTTTCCAACACCTGCCAGATTCAGAAGAAAGTATTTGCAATCTCCGGTACTTTGGAAAAAGTAAAGAAAGCCGGTCGTCAGTCCGAAATTGATTACCAGACCGCGCTTAAGACCAAGGCGCTTGCTAAGGACATTGAGTACGCTTTCCTCCAAGCGGTTCAGTCCACTTCCGACCCCCGCCAGATGCAAGGCGCTTTGAACTGGGTACAGACCAATCTGGATAAAGCATCGGATGCTGTACTGAATGCTGATGGCACTATCACCGGCGGCACCGCACGACCTCTTACTGAGGACTTGCTCAAAGGCCAGCTACAGAATGCCTACACACAGGGTGGCGATATTGACACCATCTACGTAGGCCCGTTCAACAAACAGCAGATTTCGCAGTTCGTAAACACCGGTAACACACGGCGCTTTGTGGAAGAGAAAAAGCTAATCAACTCAGTTGATGTGTATGAGTCCGACTTCGGTATGATTGCAATCAAGCCACATCGCAACTTCCCAACTTCCGTTTTGTTCGGTGTTGACCACAAATACTGGAAAAAAGCGACTCTCCGGCCAACCTTCCGCGAAATGCTCGCCAAAGTAGGCGATGCAACTACTTACCATGTAGTTGTTGAGCACACTGTTGAAGCATCAAATGAAGCGGCTTCACTGCGCATTACTAACCTTACAACCAGCGTCAACGGTTAATAGACAAAGGAGATTACAAGATGAAAACAGTATATTTAGTTATCGCTGCAATATCCCTTTGTGCGGCTTCAGTTATGGCGAGTGAGAATGGCGGATCACCTTTCGCTATTTATTCGGGTGCGTCAAGCGCAGTTATT